TTATAACACTTGTCGTGCGTAACTGTATAGTTTTTCAGTTGTATTTAAAGTTAAGTTATCTACTTCGCGCTTTCCTTGTCTTAATTGTGAAATTACATATTGCGCTACGCCAGTTTGTTTGTGAATTTGGTAACCTGTTATATCACTTTTGATCAATTCAATTATTTTTAATTTATAATCACTCATATTATCTACATCCATTCTTTTTATCTAAACAATAAAAATGTGTTTTTCTCCCGATAAATAATAACAATGGTAGGCTTAATAAAAACAATAATAAATACATTCGTTCTGTCATAATTGAAAACCTCCAAATAATATTATATTATATAAGTGTAAGGAGGAGCCATCAGGCTCCAAGCATAATGTTAATCTTTGTTGTTTGGCTTTCGGTCTAGGTAGCCGAGATGCCATTCTCTAAGTTGTTTTAACACTTCTGGAATTATCAGTACTGCCAATACTTGATGTTCTAGAAGTGTTTTTATTATGTCTAGCATGAGGCTTTTCACCTCCTTACGCATAATTTGTAAGTCATCAACTAACCTACAAATATAATTATACTAAACAAGTGTTTATTAAGCGAGTGTTTTTTAATTTGCATAAAAAAATAGGCAAGTACCGAAGTACCTGCCTAAATAACAACAAGATTAACATGTGAATAATGGAAATAAAAAGTCAGCCCGAAGGCTAACTTACGAATAGATGAAAATTTGAACACATTGCTGTGTCTAAAACGATTATAGCATAGATGACGAATATTTCTAGCTCAAAATTATTATATTTTAATGATAAATTTTTATATATTTGTTAATAATTATTTAATTGATTCACATAAATAATTATTGTAAAATTACTTTGTAATCGATTGCAAATAAGTTATAGGAGAAAATAAAATGAATAAAAAACTATTAACAAGAACATTGATAGCAAGTGCTTTAGTTTTAACAACAGTAGGTTCAGGTTTTCATTCTTCTTCAAATTATAATGGTATTAATAACGTTGCAAAGGCTTCTGAAATAACAGATAGAGACTTATGGAAAAATGTAAGAGATGCTTTGAAAGAAGCAAATATTATCGATAAAACAGCAAATGAGACAGTTGGTGTTACGTACAATTTAAATAATGGTGGCGAAAGTAGTATTACGGGTACAGCTGATTTAGATGAACTTAGTAATTTTAATAACAAGCCGATTAATACCGATAGTGTTAAAAGAATTGATTTGTCAAGAATAAATCCAAATGGAAATAGGTTTGACGCAAATGATGCATGGAAAAAATTAACTGACAAATTAAAAGAGAAACAAATCGTTAAAAACGGCGACACAGTAACTATCCATAGTAAAGATAAAAATGATCCCCCAATTTCAGCTAAAGTTGGTGAAAACTATAATGGCAACAAGGGGTTAATGCTAAATCAGAGAGATATAACAAAAATAACTATAACTAAATAATATTAGAAAAGGCAGGTACTCTATAAGTGCCTGCCTTAATTACTAACTCTTCATATTTACTTTTCTAAAATATAATTTCACTTTTTCTTTGTCGTAAGATAAACTTCAATCTTCACATCTTTAGAATCAACCATTTTATTGTCATTGTACATCATTAAATATTTAGATTGGTCAAATTTATCTCCTGGTGCAGGCATCATGTCATACCAAAAGCTATTCTCATTTTCTATAAATTTAATATATCCCGTTTCATAAGGCGAGTTGTTAAATTCATAGAGTTTTTTATTTTTCACCAAATAGTGACGAGTTAGGTAATCTAATTCTTGAGCAGTCACCTTTTTCTTATTAGTTTGTACGTCAAAAGATAATAAATTTTTACCATCTTCAAATACCCGAACAGTAATACTTCTATATTTATCTAATTGGTTTCCATTATGCTCAGTTACACCACCATACATACAAGTTTTTCGTTTGTCAGTTTGATGCGAATTAATATCATTCGTTTTTTTAGAAAAATAACATTGATAATAATAATTAGCTCCAAACACATCTACGTATTTATCTTTGTATTTATCAGCTAAATCTTTGTTTTTAAATTCGACTCGAACATTATCATAATTCCCTAACTTAGTGTCCTTAATAGAATATATTAAGTCAAAGTATAGAAATTGATCTATAGATTTAACGTTTATTGCTGATACATGATTATCATCATACAAAACTTTCATATTTTCCATCAAACCAGTGAATTTACTCGATTTGTGCAACTCATCTGGTTTAGGATCTGGTTGACTCTCTGCTAAAACGTTGGGTGTAGAAATAACTAATATCAGTGCGAATATCAAAATTACATGTGAAATAAATAATCTCTTATACATTTTTTATCTCCTTTATCCAACATTCCCAAAAAGTATCTAGATACACTTTAAATATATGTTATAATCTTAAATATTCAATTAAAAAAACATTAAAAGAAACTTAATTATATTTAATAATCTCATGTTATTTATATTAATTAAGTTATGCTTTTAAAATTAAATAACTATACATCACCTAAACTTATATACGAAAACATCTTTAACAACATAGTGTTTTCTCATAATTATTTTTCTACCTAGTTCTAATTTTATGACTGTATAATGTTATGAACACTATATAGCACAATTAAGCGTTGCTTCAATCTCCTCAATCCTCTAACGGAATATCATCCACAATCACAGTATGATTAGGATTAGCGTTAGATACATCTTTCACTGCCTTATCTAATTCCTCATCATCGCCATCCCATTCACCAATGTTAATGAATATAGGCACATTCCCGTTAATATCATGCTTATCTGTAAATAACTTATGGTATTTACCCAACATATCACGAGCTTTTAAACGATCACTAGGTTTTATTGGTACCTCTATCAGTTCAACATGTTCATTATAGACTAATTGTACTTTGCCACTTTTTGGATTCTCTTTATATTCTCCACGCTTGACTACAACTTCTTTCGTTTCTGTTTCATCACCGACTGCCGCATTCGTAAGCACATGTAGTAACTCTTTTGCGGTTAATACATTCTCATCTATAATCTTATCTTTTTGTTCTTGTATATATTGCTTGATGTGTGGCTTCTTCAATAACCTACACCCTGTCACATGTGCGCTATTTGCGCTATAGCCTGCTTTTATGGCACTTTGTGTTACATTAAGTGTTCTTATATACTCATTCACAAAACGCGCTTGTTTTGCCGTTAACTCACTCATTCTATCACCTCCACAATTTTATCTAATAAGGTTTCATACCATAATCTTACAGATTGTTCTGAACACTCTAAGACATTACTAATATCTTTAAAACTACGTCCTTGTATTAAAGAATCGAAAATATAAAACTCTTTATCATTAGCTACTCGGTCAACAATGATTTCTAAGTGATTCTTTACAATATGATCATCAATGTTATCGTCTGCCATCCATTCATTGGAATTTTCATCACCTATTGAAAAGAATTCATCGGTATTTATTTCATCATCTATCAACACATCACTTCTAGTTCGCTTATGATAATCACAAACGAAGTCTTTTATTTGCTTTTTATCCATTGTTACACCACTTTTACATATGAAGATTGGTGATATGCATTTACTCGTGCAATCTTACTGTTTTCAATTGCTGTATTTCTTTGTTTTTGACGTTCTGAACGTTGTTTAATACTTGCTTGATACAAATCAACTTGTAAGCGTTCAATGACGTTGTAGGGCTTATATCGTCCATTTGAACGCATATATTTTACAACTTGCTTCTGCTCTTTTTCTGTATAATGATTTAGTACCTTTTTCAACAACGCCATATTATTTATAGATCTATTTTTATAGTTTTGTAACCCTGCTTTTGTTTCAATAATTTTGATAACTAATTTTTCAATCGGATATGAGACAGACACGACCCCCATTATTTCATCACATGTTGTGGTCGACGCACTCATATGGTACATACTTTCAATTTGGAATTCACACATCTTAATTTTTTTATTAATAAATGCTGGGTTAAATTGCGTTAATAGTTGATACTCAGATAGTTTATTGTCGCCATTACGATAATATAAACAATTCTTCGTTTTAAGCAGTTTCATTTATTCACCCCTATAAACAGAGCCTACCCGAATTGGATAGGCAATCATTGCTATTTAATAATCCTGTTTTGCTTAGCTAAATTTTGTAGCGTTGTACCTAATTGCTTTTGCTTAGACTGTTCTGATTGTTGTAACTCACTTGAAATCTCCTGCATATTGTTTTTAATATCCAAATCAACTGCATTTATTAATAGATTTGTATCTNATTTTGTTTCCATTTAATTACCCTTTCTTTTTAACGTTTTAAAAACAACTTGTTATTGTGTTCGTATGGCAAATCATTACCATTAATATATGATGTAAATATATTTTCTCTAAAGTAGCCATTCAATGCTTCCCTAGCCTCTTTATCATCATATAATTGTTCTTGACTATAAATACTCGCATATTGCTGATGCTCATCTTCATATCTATCATTAATATCTTCTATTTCATCAATGATCTCATTATATGCATCGACTACTTTTTTTAATTTACCTAAAGCTGATTGCTTTTCTGATTCGTATAATGATGACAACTCGCTTTGATGTTTTAATAATTCAATTGTCTTTTGATATTTAACTTCTTTCGACACACTTTTCTTTGTCTCTAAGCGTTTATTAAGTGCTTTTAGTTTCTTTTCATCAGCATCTGTTGCTTGATATAGGTTATCTGCTTTATCATCTTGTCCATCCATGATTAACTGTTTATATGTGGACTTATCTATCTTTATTTTACTCTCCAATGCATTACGCTCTTGTTTCAATTCTTGTATAGCCTTTTGTTGATCTATTACAAATTGGTTGTATTCTTTAAAGTACGATTCAGTTTTCATTTTTATCCCCTTTACACTTTAATTCGTTTCAAAGCTTCATAGCGTTTCATACTGCCATCAGCTAATTTCTTAATACTTCTCATCGCTTGTTGCTTTTCTTGTTCTGTCGTAATGATGTAATAACCACGTTCACTAGGTTTATAACTGCACCCGATAGGATAGCCATAATCATATACTAATGAATTGATTACTCTTCGTAACCATCGTTCATTGCTTGAATTATATTCATATCCCAATTGATTTAAGATTTTAGTTTTAGTAATATATTTATTGGACGTATTTTTTATCACATTGAAAACTTGCAGGTGTTCGGTGGGTAAATGATACGTCTCTTTTTCTGCGATACTTTGCATTTCTACACCTCTTTCTTTTAATTATTTCATACCTAAATTATACCATTTTCACTGACCTAAAACAAACTTACGTTCGCTTTATAGCACGCTTTGTCAGTTGTTTAGCCTATCTCATATAACACTTATAAAACAACGTTATAAAATTAATAAGGAGCCTTTTAGATCATTCAAATACAGAACTTAAGTTCGATAAAACAGAGCGAACAAATTACGAACAAACTTAACTTTTAGGCCTATACCAAAAACACAAACTTTAGCTTGTATTAGCGTTAACAAAGTTCGCACACCTTGCACAAATCTTGCCATTTTTTCAATTCTCAAAGACTGTATACCTTCCGATTTTAAAAGCTAGCACCTTTATATAACCTTATTATTTTCAAAGCCATAAAATAGCTTAATATCAACGTTTTATACTTTTTTAAAGTTCTGTACCTCAACCATTTTAAACTGCTATACCTCGTATAAAATCGTAGTATTTTATTAGGAGCCACACACTACATGCGACCCCTCATAACATTATTTACTCAAGCTATAGTAAGACGCTTTTAGATCATTCAATTTACGTTCTAACGCCTTGTAATCCTCTTGTGTCGCATTCTCATCTTGTACAAACTCAGTTACTAATTTTAACCCCTCAACTAACTCTGGTACTGGTTCATTGATTCCCGTAGCTAACTGATACAACATTTCAATATTCGCTATCACATCAGTATTACTCGATTGAATGCCCTCAAGTGTATCTGTATCAAATCCATTTTCTAAGCACTTAAACACATCACTATTATTTGATTCTGCATATGTTTGTAATCCATACATAAAATACTCATCTTCAAACAATTGACTGGCCATCATATCGCTAATAGAAAGCTGTTTACCGTCATGTAATTCATAACCTACATAATGCCCCTCTATGCTTCTTATAAGCCCCTCAGTGTGCTTAGGTGACGCTAATTCAAATGATTGCCTTACTTTACAATCTTTAATATATACATGACTAAACAACTTACTATTCATCATCACGTATACCATATCAAATGGATCATTGTATAACTTAAAGCAACACGGTTGCACTTTACTACGTTCTAATAATCCTGTGTAGTACCTTAGTAACGTGCCTGCTCGTGTTTCAAATTCATTTACGATAGTTTCTATGTTCATTGTGTTATCTCCTTTTGAGCCATTTTGCTGAATTGTTCAAACTCACCTGTCTCAGGATTAAATTTTTTAATGCTACATGTGGCTGCTTTATCGATGCACCCCACATCATCACTGTCATAAAAATTAATATTATGGGCTTTACTTAAAGCTATACATACAACTGGTGAATACCACACTTCGCCATCTTCTATATATTCGACAAATAAATTTTCGGGTGCTGGCATAATTTGAATTGGTGCATCATGATGAAGTTGATTATAAATTTTCTCTTTATCATTCATATTAGACACACTCCGTTTCTTTCTTACTAATAGTAAACGTGACAGGTAGCCAATGATCTGTTTTAATGTTTTTCGACCTTACAATAGGCAAATCCAAACCTTTACCATCAACCATATAAACAATTGGCTCACAAATATCCATCTCAATACGTCTGTCTTTTTTAAGTTCAGCGATAACATCAAACGCTTCTTGATTCCACCCAATCCAAAACACAACATTGGGATGTTGACCACTTGTATATGCGCCGTCACCTTTATAATCAAAGTTATTTTCTTCAAATACACGTTCTATTTCTACAAATGATGTACCAGCATGCGCCTTTATATATTCTAAAATTTCTGACTTTAATTGATTTTTATTCATTTTCTTCCTCCTAATTTTTGATAGGTGTCCCACTGTCTTATTCGAATTGCAATTCAAGACACTTATGAATTTCTTTTTACGCTTACTCCCTCAAGGGCTTCACTTAATCTGTCTCACTGTCTCACTGTTTACGACCTACATTTATATATTTTGTATATTGTGTAAATAATTTCTGTAAAACTTTACCCTAAAAACCATCAAGACACCAAGACACTTATAGCGTGGCATATACTGCCACAAGGGATTGCGGGTGTCTTAAACTTGTCTTATAAGTGTCTTACTGTCCTAAAAATAAGATGTTTAAACTTTAAGATTCTTATAATAAGAAGCTAAATCTACACTAAAGCCATATTGCTTACCAATACCTTCACCATATCGCGTTTGCTTTTTCACAGTGTCACAATAATTTGTATTTCTTAACGCTTTATCAATTTTTCTTAAATGGTGTTGTTGTGGTTGGTCATCTCGTTTCATCATCACTTTCCAAATTTCCATGCTACATACCTTGTCACGCCATACATAAGCACCTGGTTTTGTATTCGGTAATTCAATCAATTTACCATCACCATATAATTTAATATAGTCTTGGTCTATAACATCATGCGCAGACACTCTTTTTTCTTCTAACGTTCTATACCAATAGTCTGACGGAATAGGACGTTCAAGGAATTCTTCTATTTCTCCAACTAAAGCATCTTTTTCAGAATGAGCTTCTTGGACTTTTAAAGCCATCTCACTCGCTTCTTTATCTAATAACAATGCTTTATCCGTCGGATCCTCATCAAAATATACTTTAGCTTCAGCAAACATTTGTTGCACAACATCTGGTGTTAGATCGTCAAACGGGCTTTTAGTTGCTTTATTTTTATCTGTCGTAATAGGGAAAAAACGACGATTGCCTGTTTGGTCTTTTAAAAACTCATAGTTATTGGTTGTCCCTACAAACACACACTGTCTAGGATGACGCTCTGTTCGTTTACCATACGAAGCTCTATAAATATCTACAATAGCACTTATAAACCCCTTAATATCTTCAATAGTAGACTTTTGAAATGCCGACAGTTCTTCAATTTCACATATCCAAGAACCCTGCAATTTCTTATAGACCTCATCACCTTTAAACGTTTTAATACTTTGGTTATACCAATGACCTCCCAATTTACTCACTGCCGTAGATTTTCCAACACCTTGACCACCATATAAAATAATCATGGAATCATATTTAATACCTGGCTGATAGATTCTAGCAACTGCGCCCATCATCCATTTTTTTGTAACTTCTCTATTATAGTGGTTATCTTCAGCACCTAAATAATCAATGAAGAGCGTTTCAATTCTTTTGATTCCGTCCCATGATTTAGATTCAATCATCGATTTAATAGGGTGAAATCTATTTTGATAAGCTTCCTTTTCAATTACAGTATCAATAAGATCACGGCTAAACTGCACATTATACAATTTATCAATATGTGAAATCACATGTGTGGTATCTATATCAGCCCAATAATAATTCGTATCTCCTTTTGACCTCCAATACGGTAGACGTTTCAGTTTGGTTACTTTTTCAAAAGCGTCATATTGTACTAGCCCTTTTAAACTCTCATCATTACACAATATGATTTCAGCATTTGTAGTCGTTTTTTTCAATGCTTGTGTAGTAGCAGAACGCCTTAATTGACTTTTCCAATCATTAGCATTTAAAACACCGGTTCTGCTATCAATCATTTCAAATACTTCTTCGTTTGTAACATCTTCCAAACAAAAACCTCCATTTCTAACTGTTTTTACTATCTTTTTTCAAAATACTTTTAAAAGTATTATTTACTTCACTTTGATTAATAGGTGGTTTGCATACACTCGCCCACGCACTCACTAACCCATAAACTAAGTTTGGATCTACATACCTACGCAAAAGATAACCTGTAATTGAAGCCAATGTTGAATTGCGCTCTCCCTCACTTACACCAAAAGCTATATCTCGCCAATACGCACTATCACGTCGTGTGTACCCTTTGATATTAGGACTACCATTTGATTGTTTATACTCCTTTGACCACTGTTCGAGCATATCAACATCCATAATTGGACAGTCATTCACTCGCTTAATAAATATGTGTCCTTTTTGAATAACTGGTAACGCAAAACATCTACTTGGCTGATACGAACCTTCATCCACTTTATGGCCAATTTTATTTGCTAATACTTTTGTATATTTACGATAATCATCTGCACTTATTCGCTCATTTAGAGGGATATACAAGCGTATTCTAGCTTGTTCAGTTGTATGGCTAAACGATGTGTGCCAATACCATGCAACACTGCTTAAAACTGAGCTGATTGCGTCATGTAGTTGTTTTACATCATTTATTTCATCGTAATCAAGTACAATCACATTTCTATATATGACATTTTTATCGTTTCGATGCTTTTTGATAATTTCACCATGATCATTTGTATTGTCTTTAATATCACCATATACAGCAACACCACGTGCATACTTATAATTTGCTTCTATAGGCACAGACAGTTTATTAACCAACTTACTCCATTTAGGCATTGAAAAGCTCTTAAATGAACGTGAGTCTAAACTTTCATAATGTACCACCGAAACTTGCGTATCATATTTCAATTTAATTTCATTCATTTTTTGCACCTCTAATGAAACAACAGAGTAAAGATGTTATAATAAGAATGTGTAATTTCTAAATTACTCTGCTACTTTTATTGAATTCTTTGCGTCATCTGATTCCTCGTCAAAGTTCTCTGATGACGCTTTTTCTATTTCATGAAATTTTTGTATAAGTTCACTGAATTCTTTTAAGTACACATGTAATAACTCAACTGTATGTTCATTTTGTATACGATGTTCTAAATAGCTAGCAGAAAAATTAATATGTTCCCGTTTTGTTTCTAATTCATTTTTTACAAATCTATCTTTAACAAACCAAGCATGTTTGGTAGCTACATCATTAATTTTTTGTTTTATCACTTCAATGTCACACATTAAATCTTTAATTTCCCAATTCATTTTTATTCTCCTTTCTCTAATTGAAAATTATTCTTTAATTCTTGTGCGCACCATTTCATTATCAATTCTAAGTGCTTTTCACGACTGATCTCTGAAACCACTTCAATACTATTAACATATTCTGTGTGTTCATAACTTTCCAAGTTATTCATGACACTTAACTCAAGTTGATAAACCACGTGTTCTATTACTTCTTTTTGTTCATTATTCATTTTCTAATCCTCCTGTTAAATTACATCCTAAAGTTATTAGCCAAGCATAAACGCTAAAAGCAGCATACATGTTAGATATTGCTAGTAATAAAATTGTTAACAATGAAACTAAGCAGATATAAGCTAAATACATTTTCATTGCCTTGCCTCCTACATCCATTTTTTATGACGTGCCTTCATGTACTCCTCGAATCGCGGAATACTGATAACAATCATTGTTGATGATAACGAGTAATATAAATCATCAACACCTTTAGAATCTTTTTCCCACTCTTTTAAAATGCGATTCACCGAACTGTATGAAATTCCAAAAATACCAGCTAGTGCATTAGGCTTTGCAAACAACGGATTTACTACAACTTGCTCCGGTTCTGTAACTGTATTTTCTTTTGATGGAAAATCTTGTAACTTTGTTCTAGGCATTTATTTAACCTCCTTTTTTTCATTAATTCCAAAAAATTCATTTGGTGTTACACCGAAATATTCACATAACTTCATAACTGTTTTTGTATCTGGATTTTCAGTACGTTCGTGATACAAGCCATGTATTGATGTTCTGGAAATACCAGTTACCGTGCTAAGTTTTGACGCCGTAACTCTATGTTTCCCCATCAACAAACTTAAATTATTATTCAAGATAAGCACTCCTTTCTTTTAGTACTACAAGTACTTTTTTGTACATTGAGTACAAAACAAATATTACACACTTCTTTTTGTATTGTCAACACAAAAAATATTGTACTCAAAGTACAACTTATTTATAATTATAATTAGAGGTGATTTATATGACTTTTGGTGAAATATTAAAAAAAGAAAGAGTGAGTTGGAAGCTTTCGGTTAAAGAACTCTCTACTTTATCAGGCGTTTCGCAAACATATATAAGTAAATTAGAAAACGGAAAAAGAAATTTCCCTTCTTTAGAAACAATTTTCAATTTACTAATAGGCTTTAAAACACATATCGAATATAAAATGGGCAGTGAAAGCCCGTTTTATGAAATCAATAATAGTTACTTAGATGAAATTCTCATAATGTTTATAAACTCATCTAATAGTACTATTAGCGATAGAGACCCCAATGAACTTATTACACAATTCAATGAATATTATGATGTTACAATTAAAAAAAAACAGAACGAAAACTCAAAAATTGAAAGTGATATATTTAGTAATAAAATCAAATTGGTTAAAGGGACTACAAAAAAAGAAGTTATAGAAAAGCCTTATTTTGACTTAAATTGGCTACTTACTCAAAATGAATATGAAGTGTTTTTTGACAGAAGCTTTCTCTTAGATAATAATTTTTTAAATAAGAAGCATTTCACAGAAAAAGATATGTATTATTACAACGTTTTAAATGATAACGATTTAAAGACAATTAAAGATTTAATCGTTGTATTTTTACTTAATAAATACAATTACATTAAAAACAAGGATGATTTTTTTAATATCTTTACAAACTCGGAAGATGATAAAACTAAAAGAGACGCCTTATATAAAATTTTATATGAAACAGATTAATGTCATAATTTTCAAATAAATTATATAAAACAGTCAAATCCCTACGTGTCCTAGCACACCTACGTCTTACTTTAAGGTTGTGAGATACATAGTAAAAATGATTCAACCAATATACTCAAGGAGTGATTAATTGAATGTATTAATTGAATATTTATTTTTTACTATATATGCGTTAGTTATAACTATTTTTATCACTCAGTGCATATCAATGTTCAAACTGATTGATAACATGTATAACTATGATCATTTAAAGCACTATAAAGAAAAAAATGATGAAGATGACAAGGAGGGATGACAAATGTGGGTTCGTGAAATCACTAAAAACAAAAGTACGGCCTATCGCTATTTAGAGCGCTATACAGACCCTTTAACCGGCAAGTATAAAACAGTATCAGTTACACGTAACAAGAATAATGTACGTAGCCAAAAGGACGCTCAATTAGAATTAACTAAAATAATTGAGCAACGTTTGAAACATAACAGTACGAAACAACTTGAAAACTTAACGTTTCACGATGCGTGTAATGAATGGTTAGAACATTACAAGACACATTCAGGTTCAAAACCAACCACTATTAAAGAAAAGAAAAGTAATGCTAATACAGTCAAAAATGCTATTGATAGCAAAGTACTCATCAGCAAGATTACGCACACCTACTTACAAAACATCATTAATGAATGGGCTAAATCACATAGTATTGGCCATGTTCAATCTCTTGTTATTGTTATTCGTTCCGTTTTCAAATATGCGTTTAAATATTATGATCTGCACGATATTAGTGTGTTAGATAAAATAGATATACCCAAGAAAGCCCAAACCAGAAACGAACTTCAAGCTAAACGTAATAACTATTTAGAAGATAGCGAAGTAAAGGAGTTACTAGAGTGCTTCGACTATCTAATTAAACATAAGCGTCATGCTACGCGTAAACGAAACTATGAAATGGTTAAAGCATTAGTAGAGTTCCAAATTAACAATGGAATGCGCATTGGCGAACTCCTAGCAATCAAGACAGACAATGTAGACGTGGAGAATAAAACACTAGAGATTGATGGCACAATTAACTGGGTTACCGATGTAGAAACTGGAGCATTTGGAGTGAAAGAAACGACTAAGACGAGTAAGAGTTATCGAACAATAGGCCTCACAACTCAAAGTATTAATTTACTCAAAAAACTTATGCTAGAAAATAAAAAAGAGAATCAGTGGAATGATAAATTTACAGATAGGGGTTATATATTTACTAACACTGCTGGTAGCCCTATTGACTTAAATAAGGTGAATAATATTATTAAAGAAGCAACAGATATAAGTTCAATTAACAAACGTGTGACAACGCACACATTACGTCATACACATATATCTACACTTGCTCAGTTAGGAATAAATCTAAAAGCGATACAAGATAGAGTTGGTCACAGTGATTATAAAACAACTTTAGAGATATACACCCATGTTACTGATCAGATGGCTAAAGATATGATGAATAAACTAGAAAATATAAGCAGTTAAATAAAAAGAATGGGGTTAAATAAATGTCATATGAAATGTTTGATGAAGCGAATGATATATACAAAACTTTATTCGATTCTGGTAAAGACCGTTTTAAAGGATTACCATATTGGCATCGATCAAAGTCTAATTGGTTATTCAAAGAATATAACGGAAAAATTAGCAATACATATAATAGCTACAAACGGGGAACAATAATTTATGTCGATTTTGGAATTAATGTGGGAAGTGAAATTTCTGGTGGACATTTTGCTATTGTTTTAAATAAAAACGATAACAAAAAGAGTAGTATGCTTAACGTTATCCCTTTATCTTCTAAGGATAAAAAATATTATCTCTCAATAGATAAAACTGTATTTGAAAATGCTAGTAATAGACTTAAACAATCATTAGACGATTGCCAAAAAAACATTAGCAAAATCACCTCAAAAATAGAAAAATTGCAATCCGAATACAAAGAACTGTACAAAAGTACTAAAGAAGGTATAAACGCAATAAGAGATAAAAATAGTGATACAGAGATTACCATAAGTGATTTAGAGAAAAATATAGAAGAATTAAAAGTAAATATAAAATCCGAAGAAAAATTATCAAAAGAAATTGAAAATAATAAGAATATGATTGAAAAAGTTTACCTCAAATATTCAAAATACGACAAACAAACTTTTGCATGCTATAAATCACTTCATTCTATAAGTAAACTTAAGGTTCGCAGAATAAATAAATATGATCCTTCTGGAAAAATGAAGGTTGATAATAGCACTCTAGAGAAATTAGATAAAAAAATCCTTGAAGAATTTACTAACATTAAGATTGACTAA